GAGCGTTTGAGTTGGCTCCTCGTATGGTTGAGCTGCCAAAGGGGCAGATGGAACAGCCCAAGCACCACATGCGTTTTTCGGAACATTTGGCGGTGAGAGGAAAACTTTATACCTCTTGGAACCTCGCCAAAAACGATAAATATAAGAAATGTAGTGCAAAGGAGTATTGTTGTCCAAAGTGTAAGCAACATCAAACTGTGCCAACTGTTTTGTGCCATCAGCATCAATGACTGTTGGAAAATTCTTCTTCAATGGCACCACACCGCCTGTCCTTATTCCAAAGAAAGCTGGATCAATCCTGAAGTTGTTATATCCATAAGGATAGTCAGCAGACGACGCAGGATCATACGGACCAACTGCACAAACTCCTTCTGGACGCCTGTAAGGAAAGGGCGTTCCCCGAACATAAGCTCCAAAACGACGAGTCAAAGTTCGCAGATTAGTAACCCTCTCTCCGATACAAGAAGCCAAAGGTTCCATTTTTGCAGACGGAGCCTCGAACATAGGGACAGAAGAATTGACTTCTTGTTCTCTATGAGCGATTGCATCGTCTGTCTCATTGAAAACCTGTGCCTCAAGGAATCCATTGGGAGGAGTAGGAGGAGGACGTGCTTCAACAGCATAATAACTGAATTCAGGCACGGCCAGCTCAAAATCCTCTCCAGCTGAATGCCACAACGTCAAAGTGACAGATTGGGCAACAGTGGTAGAGGCAGCAATCAAGGGCGACAAAACTTCGACAATGATTGTACCAGTTCGTCCTGGTGCGGTAGTCCTTGTCCAATAACTTGTCTCTGAAAACTTCACGAGACGCGCATCCAACCAAGGACGATTGCTAACGTATGGAATCTCAAATTCCAATTCGGATGACTTTGACAAATCCAAAATCCAATTGTGGCAATACTCCGTGTTGCCAGTAGGAGTCAAAAGATTCGAATGTGGAATGAACGACACACGCAATCTACCAGAATGGAATGCTGTTTTAGTAACTGTAAGACGATATTT